GTAGTAAACGCACCCGTACTCGGAGTTGTTGCTCCCAAAGTACCATTCATCGCCGCACCCGTCAGCGTCTTATTCGTCAGCGTATCAGTCGTTGCTTTACCAACCAAAGTGTCAGTAGCCACGGGAAGTGTCAATACACTACTCCCCGAAACCGCAGGTGCAGATAGCGTGATTGAACCGCTTGTATCTCCATTTACGACAATGCTTGCCATATTAAATCCTTAAACAATTACCCAACGACTGCCTGAACTGACCGTTACCGCTTGTCCACTTGCCACAGCTACAGGCCCAGCAGACATAGCTGAATACCCCACCGCAATGGTGTAACTTACAGATACCGTTTGGCTGTTCACCACAAGCCCATTCAATGCAACTGGGACTGAAGCCTGCAACTCGCCTGTGCTTGGCTTGTAGAGCAGCTTGGCGTTGCCTGTGTACAAAGTGGAAGCGTTGCCAGTCGTGACGCTAGAGAACACCGGGTACAAGTTCGTTGCAGTAGCTGTGTCGTTAGAGATCACTGCCCCGCCCAAGAGCGTCCAGTTTGCGCCGTCATACCCCTCATACTGGGACAACGTGCTGTTCCAACGAATCTTGCCCACCGCGCCTGTAGGCCGCTGGCCTGTCGTACCCGCCGAGATTTTTAACGCACCCGTGGAGTTGAACGATGAGTCCCCCGAAGCGGCCAGGATGTTTACATCAACCGTAGTCCCCGCAGAGTCTATGTACACCGCCCGCTCGGAAGGCTGGGTGACAAACACATCCTTGGTGCCTGAAGTAAAACTTACCAGCGAGCCTGAGTTGCTGGAAGATAGTACGGTTGTGCGGGAAAGTGTATTTCCAGAAGTAGTGTACGTACCAATCCCCACCTCCCACTCGCCCGAGGTTACGTTGGCAATAGTGTAGTAAGTGCTGTTGGCGTTGCCAATCCCAGCAAGAAAAGTTTGAAAGCCCGTGTACGCGCCACCTAGCGTTACAGAGCCAGTGCCTGTAGTGGTGGTAGTTTCACGGACTCGATCCGCGAGGACGAGCGCCATAAATCATACTCCTGTCAATTGTGACTCTTCAAACCAGCGTTGTTGGGTTTGCCCGTCTACATCTGCCCACTCAATAAGATACGACACTACACCCTCTTCGCTCATACGCAGCGCAAGTACTGGGCCTTGTGGGATGACTGCAACAGCTTTAACAGTGTCGCCTTTTTTGAAAGTTGTTGCCATGATTAACCTGCCAAGCTTAGAGTGTAGGTAACAGAAAGGGTGTCGCCCGAGACAACGGCGCGATCCCCAGGAGAACTGAAGTCTGCGGCTGAGTACAGCGTACCAGTTGTTCCGCTCTTGGTGCTGTTGCTGGTCAGGAAAGCCCCGCCAACCGTAGTCGTTGCATTAATAGTGTATGTCGCGGGTGAAGCTGAGTTTGTAGCCACTGAAGGGTTAGCAGTCGTGGGGGTTCCAAACGTGCAGGCGGGGCGAGTGGCTTGACTATAAGCAGTTACTTCAGTCCAACCAGCATGGGAAGACATGGTGTCACCAGCGGCAGGGCTGTTAGTTGCGGCAGCACCATAAAGACCAATGTACCAAGCGGCGGTGTATGCGCTGCCCGTGAAGTACTTGGCGTTCATGTCTTGTAGACCAACGTTGACCACCAGATTGGGTGCTACGTCTTCCCACTTCAGATTGCCGTCTTTGTCGTGACACTGAATCTTGTACACGCCTTTTGCGCTTACGCTATCAGCGGCGGAGCCACCAGCAACCAAGCCGCTTGAGGCAACATCTTTGGATTTAACTTTATCGTTGAACATGATTACTCCTTATACAAGCCGAATGAGTGCCGATGTGCTTGTGTTTGCAGGCATCGTCACGGGAAAAGTGTTGGTAGATGTTTTGTTACTGCCAAAGTCCAAGACGCACACAGCGCCATTGGCCCCGGCCTTGTAAATCAAAGCGCCCCTGGCAGTGATAACCCCCGTCCAAGACGGGGATGAGAAATTGATGAACACAATGCTTCCAGAAGAGGCCAACTCCGTGCCAATGGTTGCAGTAACCACCAGACCACCAGCAACGTAGTTGCCCCCAGACGCCTCATCAGCCGCAGTGTACGCGGTGGTGTTCTGGTCAAGTGTGGCCGCGTTGGTGTACAGCGCCAAGTAAAACGTGTCTGACGCAAAATTGATCGTGCCGTTTGCCAGCCCGGAGCGAAGAGTGTTGCAACTGAAGTTGCCCTGGAACGCCATCAACGCACCCCGTTATTTTGTGGCAACGGCGCTTGCCGATACTGCCCACTGCGGTATGCATCACTGCGCTCCAACCCATCACCCAAGCGCTGGGCCAGTGCAAGTGCTTCTTTGTACTTGGTTTCGTACATGGTGATGATGTCAACCTCACCCTTCATGAAGATGTACGCTTCCACCAAAGACCCGTACAACAGCACGGTATCAAAGTTGTCGCCTAGCCAAGTGCGGCCATCGGCGGCAACAGTGATTGAATCTGGATAGAAGAAGTAGTGCAACTCCATGTTGTACACGGCATCAGGAGTGGGTCCAAGAATGAACGACAACTCGTCGCTGTTACTGTATGACGGGCCAAAGAGCGCGTAGTACTTCGGGATGGCTGTGTCCGTTGGTTGTGGGTACGCTTGGCGGATGAAGTTCACATCCTTGTTCAACAGGTACTCGTATGAGCCGTCTGCGGCAATCACAGCCATTGAATAGGAGGCCAAGAAGTCAGACGGACAAGCCAAGTACTTGTTGCTTGTGGTCGTGAACCCTGTTACGTTCTTACGCAACGATGGGAACTGAACCGAGTTGTATATACGTTGTTCAGCCTGCGTGATGAAAATATTGATCTGTGTCGTTGCGGACACAGTACCCCCACTCGCAAGGTACACATCGGGAAACTGGTTCTCGGTGTAGCTCTGAATTGTGTTGTACAACTCGGTGTAGTTCATGCCATCGGGCCTCTGGCCATCTTGCCTTTGGTCTGCGCTTTACCGCCACGAACCACAATACCCGAGGTCTTCATGGGTGGGTAGTCTTGGCTGCGCGTGTTGCCCACAGACACGTTTGCTTTGCGCATCGTCTCTTTGGCTGGCTCTTCACCAACAATCACGTTGGCCACTTTGGTTGGTTGCGTGTAGGTCGCCATATTAGCCCCCACGACCAGGACTGCGCTGGTTCATGACCTTGGCCATGTTGCGTCCGTATTTGAGCATGTCGCCGTTGGTCTTGCCGCCAGCTTTGAGTTTGGTCATGGGCTTGCCGGGGTGCAGCTTTTTCTCGTGCTTATGCACCGCGCCTGCGACCATCTTCTTGTCTTGTGCCAAGTCTTTCTTGTCCATCTTCGACTCCTTATGTCGTTACTACCGTGACTGTACCTAATTGCACACCTAAAACCAAGTTATTTGGTGTTAAAGCGGCATCAAAGAACTCTGAACCCCCAACGGGTGTCCACCCCCACTGAAAAATCCTGCTGCCCCCGCTGAGAATCCCCTGCGCATCAGCCGCCGAACTGTTGGTCAGCACGATCTGCAAACCTGTCCGACCAGACACTTTGTAGCTGATGTCGGGCCTGGGGTCTCGTATCCCTTGCGGGTCATCCACCGGGTACATACCCAGTTGCAACTGCGGCTGATCCGGGTCCCAGCACTGGGGGCAAACCTTGAGATCATATACCTTGGTCTTGACAACTTCTTTGCGCAGCGCAGTCAATTTAAAGCGAAACCCGCAACGGTCACACTCCGCAATTGCGTTCTTGCCAGACGCAAACCTGTTACCCATTACGTACCCCCAATGAACATCTGCCTGGGCACAAGCCGCAGGGACGCACGTTCTTGGTCTTCATCCGCCGCCGACATCCAGGCTTCGTCATACTGTTGTTTGAGCACGCCCAGACGGTCTATGCCGCCAGGGATTTTGAGCGCAATGTAGTACGACAAGCCAGCCACCATGCAGGGATAAAAGCGGAACGGTACATCCATGACGTTTACGCCACCGCCAGCATCTTGCACCCGGCGCATGCGCCAGTAGACAAACTGGTAGGTCTGGGAGCCATCAGGTGTGGGCCACACAGTGACACGGGGGGTGTTGTTGATGCGGATGGGGTTGCCCGCCGTAGGTGTCTGTTGGGTCGTACCGTTTTGTGCACGAAACACGTTACTTAGGGTATTCCCTGATATATAGTTGTAAAACACCGTCTCTGTGCCGCCTGTAGCCACGATGTCCACGTATCCGATGGCTGGGAGCCCCACAACTGAGTTCAACGTGATCGTTGCAGCGGTTAAGTCTTGGGACACAAACGTCGAAGCGGTGGTGGCCACCTGCCCGTCCAGGCGCTGATACCAGACCTGAATGGGACGGGCTTGGTTGAGCTTGTTGGGGATGGTTGCGTAGGTGGACACGCTGATGCGCGTGATGGTCAAGTCCGCTTGGTTGGACAGGATGTTGGCATTGGTGCGGATCACATGGTCAAGCAGGTCAACGGTGTCCGTTGGAATGGCGTAGGTGTTGAGTCCTTGTGTCAGGGTGATCGTCCCCTGCTCAAACGTCCACATATTGACGCCACGGTTGGCCCAGTCAGCAAACAGTAAGTTTAAGGACCGACGCGCAGTTCGCAGGTCATACCCCGTGCGCATCTCTGAACCCGCACGCTCAAACGCTTCCTCGACCACCTCAGTGAGATCGAGGTTAAAGCCTGATTGTCCAGAGGTGACTGCCATTATCTAAACCCTGCTGTTTTCTTCGCAATACTTTTGGGCTGGGCCACAAACTGTTTACCTGCCGCCTTGCCTTTTCGTTTGGCCTTGGTGGTGGCCGCGTACTCAGCAGGAGACAAGGACTTGATTGCCGCTTCTGGAAGATACCGCTCCCCCGTCTTTGACGAAGGCTTCCCCGACTTGGTGCGCCACTTCTGGTCACCCCAGTTTTTAAGGGAAGTTTGCGGTGCTTTCAATCGCGGTAGCCCCCGCCCGCAGCCTTGTACTTCTTGGCAACAAGCTGTGCTTTACGTGCTGACCATTGCCCCGCGCCCGTGCCATGCGTTGCTGCGGCTTTTACCTGAGACACAATTCGCTTGCGCAAACTGGGCTTGGTGTAATTGCCAGCAGCATTGACTTTCCCGCCTTCTTTGTATTGCTTGAAGTCGGTGTCGTCACGACGTTCTTTACGAACACCCTTGGGCATTTTGGATGGGCTGATGTCGCCCATCCCGCGTGAGGCCATCATCTCAGCACTTGCCGCCAGACTTCATGCCCAGGGGCTTGGAGCCAGCCATCTTGACCATGGTGCCCTTGGTCTTGCCTTTGGTGGCAACGCCGTCACGGCTGGGTGCACCAGTCTTGACGCTGCCCATTTTGGCGCTGGTCATGCCACCAGAAGCCATCTTCTTCGTGCCCATTGCTTTTTTCTTAGCAATCATTTCCATGAAAGGGTTTGCTTTAGCCATATCACCACCTCTTTTAAAAGATTTGCCTTTGTCGGCGTTGCTGAAATCTTGGCCCACGGACTGTGGGACTCCTACTTTCTTGGCAAACGATGGGTTGTTGGCCACCGCAGCCATGAAATTGTGCTGTTTCTTACTTGTTGACGGCATCTTTATGTGCCCACCGTTGTACGGTATCAGTTTCCCAGATGCGGATAACCATCCACACGATGGTCAACACGCCGCCAATAAGTGCTACCACGGGCGTCATCCACCCTAAGAAACCCCCAAGGCCCATTACTACGGCAGCGCCATCAGTCATTGTTTTTACGTCGTGGTTCATGTCAGCACTTCCAAGCCCGCAGGCTCTTGTTAATCCGACTGTTTGGGTCTTTGGCTGTCTTCTCGGATGTGAGCTTTTTCTTCATCCCAGTCATCCTTGCACAGAAAGAGTCGCGCCTGCTGCCGCCCTCTGGCTGCGGTGCTTTCAACCCCGGTTTGCCGGGATTGGCCTTGTTGTAGGAAGCCCGACCCTTGGCGTTCAAGCCGCCCTTCTCGGATTTGCCTTCCTTGCGTTGCCATGCTGGTGTTTTAGCCATAGTACACGTTAGCAGAAGTTATGTTGGACATGCTAAAGTAAATACCGTTTTTAACCAGTATTCCTTCGCCGGGAATCAGTGCAAAATTACCAAACAAGTCCCCTGCTCCAATATCGTAACTGACAACCCACAGCGATGAATATGTTGCCGCCGTGCCCCCTGCGATAGTTCCAGAGTTGATGTCCGTGACTGTGAAGGTGTCCGCGCCTGTGCGCGTGATGGAATAGTTGCCGTTTGTGCCTGATGACCCGCTTGCCGTTGCAAACGCAATCCCCACTACGTCCCCGGTAACCAAACCATGAGCTACTTTTGTAACCGTAATGAGAGTCGTAGTCCTTGCGTATGTCGCAGAAACAGGCGCTGTGGTGGTGTCAAAGATATCCAGTGTTCCAGCCGTAGCTGTGCCAACCGTGGAAACAGCTTTGATCCTGTTTCGCCCCAAAACAACAAAACCCGAGTTGTTAAGGTGTCCTGCTTTTACGTCTGTTTGCATCGTCATAATCAAACTCCTTTTTTAACAGGGGCCGAAGCCCCGTTGGGTTGATTAAGAGTTGGCAAACGGCGTGGCAACCGTACCCGTACCAAGCACTGTGCCAGTAACCATGTACTTGTTGGCCGCTATTGCAAAAATCTGTACCCATGAACCTGCAACACCGCCAGTGGTCGTGCCATTCAAGTTGATGAAGTCGTTTGCAGCGGCAGCAAAGAAACCAACCAATGCCGCGCCGTCTGAGTCAACGTCGTTCATGGTGATTGAGCCAACGTATTTGTCAGTACCGTTTGTACCGATTTTTAACGAGCTGGTGGCAATCGTTGTGGGAACCCAGATGGTGTACAAAACACCTTCGTTGTTAACTGTGCTGGGGTCTTGGCCAGGGCCAGAAGTGGTGGGGTTTGCCGTCATGTTGATGGCTGGCAATGTCAGCGTCAGTGCAGCAGCCAATGTGCCGCCAACAGCGATGATGCGACCGCCATGAGCTTCGGGGCTCAACGTGGTGCTTGCTGTGATTTCAACGACAGCCGCGGGGCCTTGTTGATAGATGCCGCCCAAAGAACGAATTGGGCCTTGAAACGTAGTGCGTGCCATGATAATTTCCTTACATGCAAGTGGGGCGTATCTGTCTGCATGTCGTCAGCCGGGACTGTCAGATACACCGGAAAGCCCGGAATGGGTGCAATATACACCAAAAGAAAATGGCGTGCAACAAATAAAAAGGGCTCCCGAAGGAGCCCTAGTGGCAGGCCAGTCACCTCTACCGTACTGAAACTATCAAGCGCCTGCGGAACCCCACATGCCGAGGGGATCAGACCAGCCAAAGCTGTAACGCTCACGAGCCTTGTAACGGACGTTGCCCGTATCAAAGTCGCCGTCCATCGAGTTTGCCAAAGGCATACGCTCGAAATGCTTCATGCCGTTGGGAACGTCGGTAATCAAATACCAGCCGTTCGAATCGGTCAAGAAGTGGTTGACACAGTAGCCTTCAGGAATCGCACCCATCTGCTTGATAGCGTTGATGTCGTTATCAGCAGTAGAGACGCGCAGTTCAGTGTCAAGCAAACGCTTGGCAACGAACATCAGCGCTGGGGGGATGACCATCTTGCGGGGCTTGGCAGCGATCAACAGACCACGCTCATCGGTCCATGCAGCGATTTGAATCACGGCATTTTCCAAGGAGGTCTCGTTCAAGTCCACGCCAGTGGTGGGGCTGTTGAAGTTAACAGCGCCATTAACCAAGGGGTGGCCAACACGAGTGCTGGAACTGTTGTTACCGAACAAGGTCACGCCGTCACCACCCAGATACGAACCGTTGAAACCGTTATTGATAACGGAGGCGGCTTTAACCTGCTTGGTGTAGGACATCGCACGGGCCAGGGCTTTGGTATAACGAGCAGACAGTGAGTCATACAAGTTATCTTCCACAGCTTCCTCGGTGATCGAGAAGCCCAGGGCGATGGTTTCGTGGTTGTAACGGGCGGTGAACGCTTCCTGCGCATTGTCGTAGGAGATAGCGGAACCCTCGTTCTTGACGGGAGCAGCACCGAAACCAGCAAGCTTGGTCTCTTCTTCGAAGCTACGCTCTGATTTCTCAGTTTCGTAGATTTCTTTGTGCTCTTCGCCGTAGCGAGCGTATTCCAAACCGAACAAAGCGTTCAGACCAGGGAGCAACTCTTTAAGTAGTTGTGCGCGTGAAATTGCCATTTTGAGTTACTCCTTACAGACCAACTGCGTTGGTGAATGTGTGATAGCCGGGATTGATTTTGACCAGAATATCGGTGTAGGCGTCGCCCACAGTCGAGAAACCAACCATATCAACAAACCCAACAACACGGAATGCTGCGGTGGTGGTCACAGCCGAGGAACCTGCCACGACAGAAGCCGTAGAGTTGCCTGTGGAGGTGCTACCAGTTGCCACAGCGCTGGTGGTGAAAAACACGTTTGCGCCAACGGCAGCTTGCGTGACAGAGCCAGCAGACTGAACTTGGAACACAACACCGGGGTCATCCACAACGTAAGCGTTAATCACGCCAGTGGTACCCGTGGGGTAGTACTGAGCATAGATCACTTGGCCTTGTGCGTTGATGTAAGAACAGCCAACAAACACACCTACGATACCCGTGTTAGCGGTACCGACAGGAAAGCCGTTGGTGGTTGCATCTGCGCCAGTTGCGGTGGCCACAGCCAAATAGCCTGACGAATTCACATACACGGGCGAACCGTTGTAAATGTTCGAGGCAGTGCCTGCGGGGTCGATGAGATACGAACGGGTTGCACCTGCGTATGGTGTGCCACCCAGCTCATTCACGGGTTTTAGCCCGTATGGGGATGCTACTGATGCCATTTAAGGACTCCTTGTTTACTTAGAACCTGAACCAAACCCTTTGCCGCCACTGACTGTGGACTTGCGGTCCGCAAACAGGGGCATGCGAGGATCATTGTTTCGCATGAAGTGGTTGTCCACCGATTCCATCTGGTTTTGTGCTTGTCGGTCGTAATAGTCGTCCCGTGCGCGTGCTTTCTCGGCGATCATCTTACAGAGCATGAGTCCGCCAATCTCCACGTTCCCGGTCTTCGCATTGCCTTCAATCATCAATTCCGGATGATCTTCTGCCTTGACTGGCTCCCAACCGTCGCGCATCTTTCGAGACACGTTGGTGGGTTCAGCTTGCCCTAATACGTGCGTAGCTACCCAGCGGTACACATATCCTGGCTCCGGGGTCGGATCAGGCAGTGCCGAGGAAGGCGTATACACATAACGAGTTTGCTTGTCGCGCGACACAAGGTCACGGGGGGTACGGTTTTCAGCCATTTTGACTCTCCAATTTTGCTACTTGAGCAGCGTACTGCTGCGGGGTTAATCCAAATTTCTTTGCCAGTGCGACCTGGGTCTGAGTGAGTTGGACTTTCTTGGCTCCCGACGAACGGGTCGCGGGAGCTGCAACGGCAGCAGGTCGTCTTGGAGAATCTCCGGACCTTGGCTTGTCTTCTGCACCACCGAAAACTTCGGGGAACTTGGACTTCACGCGAGCATCAATTTGCTCGAAATACTCATTACTGCGGGGGTCTACCCCGTTGTTGACTAGTTTTTGATGCAGCCCTAGTGCAAAGCTGGTGACTTCTTCGAACCCGTTTGCGCCAAACCACTGGTTTTTTGCCTGCCAGCGCAGGGTTTTTTCGTCTGGTTGCGCCTGTTCGGGTGCGCTTTGACGCGTTTGTACCTCATATTCTTCAGTTTGTAAAGGGGGTGGGCGAAAACTTTTCGCTTGCTCCAACTTCCACTTGGCGTCAGTCAGTGCTTCCTGGGCTGCAATGATGGCGTCAGTGTCAAACGCTTCCTGGGCATCCTTGTACTGGCGGCGGGCTTTCTCCAGTTCGGCTTCCGCCGCTGTTTTGGCCATGGTGCCGTACTGTTCAGACCCAGTTGAAACGTACTGTTTTAACTTTTTGTTCTCGTCAATGAGCTGTTGTGTAAGACGCTCGAGTTCTTGCCTCTCGCGCATGGTGGCTTCTTTGGCCCGGCGCTCGTCGTGGCGTGCGTGGGTCAACTCCTTGATGCGTTTTTGGGCACCTTGGGTGTACGACTCAATTTCGTCGTCCGTGGGGTCTTCCACCTCCCGGTCCAGGGGCCTGCGGCCTCTGTCTTGGATGGGGGTGTCGTCAATGACTTCGACTTCTACGTCACCGTCATCCTCCACGGACACCTTGACCTGGGAGGTCTTTTCGTCATCCAGTTCGTCTGGGAACTTGTATTGTTCAGCCATGTCTACTCCATCAAGCGCGGGTTAACCCGCGAGGGTCTTGCACAACAGCATCGACTTGATCGTCATTTATCAAGCGAAACTCCTTACCGAAAATTTTGAAGCGCGTACCCGAGTAGGTACGTACCAATACAAAGTCTCCGGCCTTGCACCACGCGCCTGCGGGGAACTTGGTAGTGTCTTTGTACGCGTCAGGGCCGACCTTGAGCACAAACAGAACAGTTGTGGCGTGTTCTTCTTGGCGCATGACGGAGGACGCTTTGACCAGATCAAGCTCAGTACCGTCAATCTTTTCAGAAATGTCGGGCACCGCACACAGCAGCTTCCAGCCTGTCGGCTCTGGCAGCACGGTTGCTTTCTCGTCGTTGCTTGCGTCTTCTGCCGGGGCAGAGACGGGTTGGATTGCTTCAGGCAGGGCAAACTGCCCCGGTTCAAGTACGAGTTCACTCATCGGATTTTTCAACTTTCTTTGCAAGGTCAATGATGTAACGCTCTGCGATAGCCAGACCCTGAATGGTTCCGCAAAGTTTTTGGTACTCTTCAAAAGTGCGACACGCACCACCAGCGCAGTCATCTGCGTAGTTGTTCATGTCGGTGCGTATTTGTTCGCGCAATACGCGTGCGAAATCTTCGATCATGTTTTAGGGGTGTCCTTTCGTTGGGTTTCTTTACGCTTAGCCAACTGGTCATCAACCCGCAGCAGGGCATCCCCCATCCTTTGCTGGTTGTTGAACTGTTGTTCTTTTTGGGACATCTGAAACTTGCCCGCATTTTCTGCCGCTTGGAGTGCCTGCTCTTCTTTGTCCATTCGGTACTTGCCAACCTTGGCCATGGCGTCGATTTGCAGTTTCTTTTCCTCGATGGCCAGCTTGCCTGTAACTTCCTTGTCCTTGATCTGCACTTCTTGCTGGCGAATCTGCAACTCTTGCTTTTGCATCTGTAGCACAGGGTCTTGTTGCTGTTGCTGCGCTTGCTGCTGCGCAGCTTGCTGTTGGTTTTGCTGGAGCACTTGCTGTGCGGCCTGGGCCATCATCCCTGACAGCGCCACCTCGATCTGCGGGGGCAGCTTCTCGTCTGCCGGGGGCAGTGGCATACCAAGCTGCTGCTCAATCTTCTGGCGGTAACCAAACCCTACGTGCTCAGCAACGTGCGCCATCATGGCTGCTTGAATCTGCGGTGCCTTGGGGTTTTGGCCGATCAACTGCATGACGATGGGGTCTTGCATGGCCATCATGTGCACCTTGATGTGCG